ACCTCGATATGGGTCGCGCGGGTTGGGTTGCATGATCGGCAAACACTCGTTCGTCTCCAGCGGCACGCGCTGACCGTCCGGCGAGGTGTAGACGTAACCGCTCACGAAGTCATACGGGTCCGGCACCGGCTCGATGCGGTCCGGGCGCATCGGCCACATCTCCAGCGGCGGCTTGAACCCGCGCGCATACCCGAGGATGGGATCGCTCTCGCCCACAAGATCGACATGCTGCTGCGCCACCTCGATGAAACGGCGGCGATGCATGAACGGGTTCGGCCGCTCCCATAGGTCGATCATGGCGTGCGACGAAACCGGTTCACGATCTTCTTTCAGCCCGCTGGCCGCGCTGCGGAAAAGCTGCCAATCCACCTTGCTCGTGGCCGTGGCCAGCTTGCTCACGATGGCAAAGACCGTGCCAACCTCTTCGTACGTCGCCAGCAACCGATCGGTGTTCCGGCGCGGCGCGAAGGCGGTCAGCAGTCCGGGCGAGCGGCGAGCGGACAGCGGCACGGGCGCCCGGTTCAGCACGGGACCGAGGAGGCTTCTCATCGGCGCACCTCGTCCTCAGGCTGCGTCAGTGCCTCGATCACGAACAACGCCACCCCGCCCACGATGAAGCCGGCCGGCCGATAGATCAAGAAGGCACCGAAGGTGATAGCGGCGGCGCCGGCCAGGATGAGCAGGGCCGTCCGTACTGCCGCAACCCGTTTCCAGTGCACACGCGCCCCGATCCCTGAAGTTGGCGAGGGGCCGCAAGAGTTGGGCGACCTGCATTAAGATCACGAAGCCTACGCATGATCAGTCCCTCAGGGGCGAGGATACAGCACGAGCACAGCAAAAAGCCCCCGCACTCGGCGGGGGCCCTGCTCGATCACTACTTCTGGGAAGCCTGCCACACCTCCTGCATGGTGGCGCCGGTCTGGCCGGTGCTCGACTTCCAACCCTTGGCCGTGCGCTCGATGGTGACGTTGGTCTTCGTGTCCTTGTAGACGTTCTTGCTCTGCTTGTGCAGTGCCACGCCTCAATCCTTTCCGTAGGAAACCCACGTGCTGACACCCTTGCCGCGCGGGTGCCCCGGGTTGCGCTCGATGAAGGTCGTTGTCTCGGTCATGCCATTGGGCAGCCTGACCTTGACCGTCGGCTTGCCGTCGCAGTCCTTGCCGGCGGTCATGCCGCTCTTGGGCTTCGCCACTTCCCTAGCCCTTCTTCTTGGTCGGCGGTGGAATGGTCTTCTTCGGTGGATAGATCGGCTTCTGCGGCTTGTTCGGGGGCGTCTTGGCGTCTTCGGCCTTCCCCATCGCTACTCGCCACCGCTCAGGTACGCCTCGAACGCGCGGGCCGTTTCGATCACGGTGCCGTCGATCTCGACACCACTCGTGTGCGCCTGCACGGCCAGGGTGAGTGCGTACGCGCGCCGCTCCTCGGAAACCGGGTCTCGCTTGGTCGGCACCTCGATCGGCGTGAACGGACCGAAGTGCTCCACGTCGCCCCACCACTGCCAGGCGCCTGGCTCAGGATCCCCTTCGCGGGAAAGGTAGCGCCAGCCCTGCGAGGTGTGCTCCCAAAAGGCGCCGGGCCTTGAGTCCTTGTCCGCGTACCGACCGAAGCCGGGCTCCGTCTCGTTCGTCATACCCTGAGCCTAGCAGTTCACATCCCGACTGTCTACATCCTGCGAGCGCGTGGCACGTTGCGGAGATCGAGCTGAGCGGCCACATACCTGGCTGTGTCCATCGAATGATCATTCACCTTCAGCGGCTCATCCGGCGTGGGCTTGTCCTGAACCGTGCTGCTAGCCGCCTGACTCTTGGCCTTCCACACGTAGCCCGTGACTTCGCCGGCAAAGCCCATGGGCAGCGAAGCCTCGCGCAGGCGCGCATCGCGCTCAACCAATGAGTCGCGGCACACCAACAACCGAGGCTTGCCGTCGCCGCGCACGACCAGGCGTTTCTGCATGGCTTGGATGCCGGGGCTGACCTCCTTGAAGGCGGCGACGGTGCGCAGCCCACTGTGCCGCTCGAACGTGGCCCGGTCTTCGGCATCGTGGTCGGTGATGATCCAATCCGGCTTCGGATACTTCCACGTCACCCCGTCCTGCATGGTCAGCGTGGGCAAGATCTTCTGATGCCAGATGTCCTCCACGAGCATCTGCGTCACATAGATCTCTTTCTCCAGCCACATGCGTCCATCGGGGTCGATAGCCCACATCTGCCAGCAAAACGGGTTGACGTACCCGAAGTCGATCCCCCAGATACGGCGCCATTCCTGCGGCAGACGCTTGCGATCGGAGAGGTGCACGGCCGGATTCCAACCCTCGTAGATCACGCCTTCGGCCGCCGCCCATACGCCACCCTGCAACCGCAGTTTGCGCACGCCGGTGAGTCGATCGAGCACGGCCAGATACGAACGCCCTCGATCGGTTGGCCGGCCGGCGTCATCGAACAAGATCGGGTTGTCCGTGTGCAGGCTGTAGAGCATCCGGGTCTTGCCCTCATCGCAGCGCAGTTTCAGCCAGTGATCAGGGCCTTCAGGGTTACAGTCTGCGATGAGCTGCTGAAAGCTGATGCGCCCGTTCCGCAGGCGAGAGGTCAGCTTCTCCCAATCGGTGATCGAAAGCTCGGTAGCCTCCTGCGCGAAGATCACGTCATACTCGGAGGACATGATCTTCGTGGGGTTGTCCATCCCTCCGACCTTGATGCTGCTCCCGTTGCTGTAGATGAATTGCGGCGGCTCAGATCCCGACCCGCCATACCACTTCACGATGCCGGCTTCCAACGCCTCAGCCGCAACGTGCTGCTTGTACGTCACCAGGCCCGTGCTCGTGAGGCTGTTGTGGGTCTTGCGCACGATGAGCGCTTGCAGGCCGCGCGGGTGCTGGTCATCCTTGCCGTTCAACATGCACATAGCGTGCAGCTTCTCCAGCACGCCCCTGCTCTTGCCCGTGCCGGCCGCGCCGCACGTCAGCACCTCGCCATCACGCGCGCTGAACAGCTCCCGGGCCGCGCCGCGCGGCACGTAGCGCTTGACCATCGTTGGTACAGACATAGCTCACCCCCGGTCGCATCGTACGCGCCGGGGGTGAGGGTTGATCAGTGATCTTAGCGATGATGCCGACCGTTGGCAGAGCATGCAGCCTCACCGTCAGGGCAACCTCTTCCGGCCAGGAAGGCGCGCCCGATGTGCTCGGAAAACGCCGGCGGGATGGCCTCACAGAGATCGAACAAGGTCGGCATCCAATCGATCTGCATGGCGTGCGCCGCCTCCTCACGCGTGGCCTTGCCTCCACCCTTGCCGTACGCCGCGACGTACGGCCCATCGAACACCTCACCGTGACGCCAGCCACGTACGCGACCCGCGTGACCGGCAGGCTTCGGGAAGCCGACCATCGACCCACCGCGCACAGGGCCTTCGGGGTGAACGGGCTGCGGCACTGCGAAGCCACTGATTTCAAACGAGCGATGCTTCTGAACCCACGGCGGGGGCATGTCGCCCTTGAACATATCCATGCACAGCGTGAGGTCACGCCGAATGAGTCCGGCGCGCGAAGAGGTCGGCTGCTCCAATACGTAAGGAATGCCAATCTTGTCAGACAACTCCCGCGCCTCAGGAATGAACTGCCGATGCGTATCTGCGATGCCCCGCGCACGATTGCCCGCCGTCGCCGTGTTCCCGTCTTGGCACGGCCAGCTCTCCCAGATGAGGTCAGGGCGTCCGTAGAGCGCCAGCTCTCCCCGCTGAGCCAACTCGTCCAGAACGGCCAGGCCGTCCCACTGCACGAACTCATCCCCTGGGTAGCCGGGCTGCGGGTCGATGTCCACGCCGATGACGTGGAAGCCGGCGCGCTGAAGGCCTACGGTGGCGCCACCCATGCGGCAGCAGATGTCGAGTGCGATCGGTTTGTTCATGCGGCACGCACCGGGCCGCGCTGGACGAGAAGATCAGCCCAAGAATAGGTACCACGGCCTGCGCCTGACGCTTCGCTGTACCAGTACTCGCCCGTCTGATCGGCGCGATAGAACTGCCGACCCGCGTAATCACGGACGACCATCACGTCATCGCCGGGCGGGTCCGGCATCTTCCATGTCTGTTCCATGCCCTCAGTCTACGACACACCCAGTGCAGATGTCAACTGAGGTCGGAAAGATCAACGCCCACAATCTCGTAGCGCACCTGGCCGGTGACTTCGGTCTTCGTGGCCGCGTCCAAGCCGAGACGCTTCGCCATCACGTCATCCGCAGCAAGCGCAGTCTTCAACGCACGATCCCGCAGTGCGAAGTCACGCACCACCTCGCCCGTCTCGGGGTCATACAGCGGCACGCCATCCTTGCCCACGGCGACCGGCGCGCCGGCCATCTCCGCCATCTCGATGGCGCTGTTCTTGACGTAGGCGATGAGTTCGAGCGACGCCGCGATCATCTGCTGTTTGTCCACGGCCGGCACCGACGCGCGCACCTCAGCGATGATCTGCGAGACGCGCACCTGTGAGATGCCGAGGTCCTCGGCGATGCGCTCTTGGCTCTGCATACGAACGGCGTAACGGTGCCAAACTTCGCCGTTACGCCCCTCGTGCCTCGCCCGAGTCGCCAAGATCATCCCCCAGAAGGTTGCAAAAGCAACTATTAGCCGTGCTCACGGTCGATCATACCGCGCTACTTCCATCCGCCCACGATGACGCCCTCGTGGGCACTCTGGCGCGTACCCGCCGGCTTCTGCACGGTCTTCGC